ACTTGGGTCAGTTGGTAATTGATTAGTATTGCTAATTGGATATGTTACATATACACGACTTGTATCACTATAACCATCGCTTGTTGTAAAATTTTTATACACATTCATATTAACGTCTTTACTCAAACCACTATTAACAGTTGTTAGTCGTATATTATCACGAACACGTGTATTGGTTGTAGCATCATAAACAATTTGCGGATTAGTATTGATAAAAGCTACTTGTGTTTGACTACCAAATACAAAATCAAGCTGACGATATTTGACAGTATACTTTAATGTATCTGTTGTAAACAAAAATAACCAACTGCTATCGTTTGTAGTGTTCTGCGTGCCTAAATTAAATTCACCAGTTTGATTAACATTTGCAATAGGAATAATTGTCCAAGGATCATTAACACCAGCAGTTTTAGTATAATCATATATAAGCGCAAATTCTGTTTTGTTTAAAATATAATTAACAAGTGTATTAATTGTAGTATATTGGAAATTTGTTGTAAATGGTGTATAAACTGAACTTACAATAGCACCAGTTGGGATACTTTCACTTATAGTAACAGCACCAATATTACGACCAGCTACCAAAACAGTAGTAGCACCAGTGCCTGTAATACTTTGAATACTTGCCCAAATGTAAGCGCGGTCACTTGTTAGTGTTGGATTACCTAATACAAGTGTATTTGTAGCATCAAAGTAATAACCACTAGGCGCACTGAATTTAATCAAGCTACCAACTTGTAGGTATTTGCGATAGGTAGTTGTGCTGTTACCAATTTGAACTGGTGTATTTGTAGTATCGGCAGGATTTAAAAAGAAACCTGTGCTACTTGTAGTATCATCTGTGCTACGTTCCCACGTTGTTGGTTGTAGTGTTGCAAAATCAATTGGTGTATAGTTTTGAAAATAAAAGTGACGCATAGGATAATCTTGTACAATTGGCAAGATTTGTGTATTGATTACATTAATAACATCATTGCGACTATTATATGTAAATGTTAATAATTGATTATACTGGTTTTTATACAGCGCACCATCACGTGCATATAAATCTGTTGAAGTATACTTGCCAGTTGGATCAGTAATATCTAATCCACGACTTACGCCACTAGCAAAACGATTAACACTTTTTACTTTAACAATATCGCTATAGCTGGTGTAAGGAAATGTATTATAATCTTCACCATTTACCATACGATTTTGGCTATAATAAGCCTGTGGTGCTTTTATTTTAATTTCATTTGTTAAGTCGCGACGACTACTATTACTAACAGTGTATTGTAGACCAGCAGTAATGGTAAGTGTCTCTGGCTTGCCACTGCCACTGATATAAGGAATTGCAACCGTAACATTAGTCAAATCATTTGGTGTAATACGATAAGTCAAACCATTGGATACACGATAATAAGCACGATAATTACCAATAGGAATATCGGCAAAACTGCCATCACCAAAGACCAATGAAATTTGGTCATTAATGCGTGTATTAACACTATAAAGAGTTCTTATACCGCGTGCTGTAGAATTATAAATTGCACTGCTACTGCTTGTTGATGGAACTTGTGTCCAATTATTACCTATCGCACCATTGGTGATATCATACATCCAGATATCACTATTATTAATATTAGCAACATCAATATCAATTACACGATTAGCAATTTTTTCTGTGATAAGAAAGTCTGTACTGTTTAAACTACCTTGTTTAAAATATAAGAAGTAACCTGTATTTGTAGATGCATTACCACGACTATCATTTTGGTAAATCATACCAAATTGACCACGACTGCCTGGTTCATATTCACTGATCGTATCAGTATTAAGAATATTTGCACTTACAATTTCAAAGTTAGTAGCAACATCATTAATAGTGCTGCTAAACGCAAATATTGGTAGAATAGTGTTTGGCACTGCAATATTATATTGTTCAGTACGAATATTGTTAATAGTTTTGCTTGCATAAGGCTTGCCAATCTTAGTAGATTTGGTAATAGCCGCATTTAGAATTTGTGTAAATTGACTTACCCAAGCCGCATTATTTGCATCATTCCAATTAACTGTTACACGACTAAGGTTAGCACCATTAACATCAAATATGTTTTCAGTAGTATTAACACTTTTAATCTTTAATAGTCCATTAGCCGCACGATTACGGTTTGGAACATAATTTAATTGTTTTACTAGTTTTAATACACTATCACGACGTTCTGCTGTTTCAAGAAAATTTTCACGTGCATTTAGGTCTGTGCGGAAAGCTACACTTTGTCCCATAAATGCAATTAAGTCAAGTAGTGCTACATACTCACTGCTCTCTATAAAATCGTTGAAGTCTTCTGCATAATAAGTTTTAATGTAATCAACTAATACTTTGCGTAGCGTTTCAAAATCATAGCTTTGGAAATCAGCATTACTAAATGTAGTATAAACTTTCTTCCAATCTTCTGCAGCAAATATATTGGTTTGACGAGTATTAGTAGCCATTTAAAAACCTCTTATTATTTATTTTAAAAATAATATGCTACTATTATAGTACATAAAGTTTGCTGTTGTTCTTGTCAAACAGTAAACTTAAGTCCACAATTTTGTTGCCACCACTAAATTGTAAACTAAAACTTAACACTAGCCCATGACCATCTGGACTTTCTTGCACTAGTGTTTCACTTACAACCGTAAATCGTGGGTCATAACTTATAATACGGTCAAGGTCTGCTTTAATTTCATTCTTAAGTGCAGGTGTAAGTGGGTCAAACAGTCTGTTCCATATAATACAACCAAAGTTTGGATTGTGTAGCTTTTCACCTTTACGTATGTTTAAATGATTAAGCAAATCCTGTATGATAAGATCGTTATCGCTTATTACAAATGGACCAAAATCTCTGTTTACGCTGCTGTAGCCTTTATATAATGCCATACTACTATTTAACAGGACTTACCGCCTGCTCCTGTTTGTGAACTTCCTTGTGGCGTCTTTTGTCCACCAGCGGCACCACCAGTGCCAGGTGCTTGTTTTGCACCAGTTATTGGTTGATTACCAATTTTTCCAGTGCTTGGATCAACTTCTGGACGCACAGCATTAAGTGTTCCAATAGATTTCTTATTACCAGTAATACTGTTAGCATCAACAACTTCACCTGTTCTTGGATCATAAGCTAATGTAGGACGATTAGCTTCTGCTGCTTGTGCTTTTACATATTCTTCTGCATTCTTTTCACCTGCATATTCACTGTTGATTGGTAGATTTTGTCTACCGCTGCTTGCTGCGGGTCCATAATCAGGCACTGGCACATTTTGTCTGCCAGTGCTACCAACATAATCACGATCAAATGTTGTTGCTGCTGAACTGAATTTTTTCAATTCAGTGTTAGTTGGATCGTCATATGCATTATATACTGCACTGCTTGCTGGATGTGATTCATCATATGTATAATAATTTGAGTAGACAGGTTTTTCAACCTGAATAACGTCATTAGTTCGTGGATCATACATTAAGTTATAATCTTTTGTGCTTCTATTAGCAATATCACGATAATCTTCTGGATAAAAATCTGTATTAGGTGTGGGTGCACCATAACCGCCTGTAGCTATATCACCAGGATTTGCACCAGCAGGTAATGTTGGACCAGTTACTGCATATTTTGTTACAACTTCGCCAGTGCGTGGATCATATGTTCTGCTTATTGCACTATCAGCAGGATTAGCGATAGTGTCACCATAAGCATCATTTGGATTTAATACGGTTCTTGATGTAGTTGACTTCATGTCACGTGCTTCATCAGCTTCAATAGGTGCAATATATTGTGAATTAGTTGCGGGTGTTGGATTGCCACTTGCTGTTGGAGAAACTGTAGCATTAGGATCGTAGTTCTCACTATTTGGTAATCTTACACCAGCACTGTCATAGCCATTAGCCGCAGATTTTGCAACATAGAATTTATCTGCACCTTCAGCACTGCCATCATTATAAATTTTACGAACGCCACAAGCACGACCTGCCCATTGGTCTTGAACTACAATATACTGGCCACGTTCATCGCTGCCTTGACCAAGATATGCGGCAAGATGTGAACTACCACTTACACCACCTGGTTGATTACTTGGGCCATATGCTAATGAACCATCGGGATTACGATAATTTCCTGTAACAATAATAGTTCCTGG